AACGACATGAGTCTCCGAAAACACGGGGGTTAGACCCTGAATCGTGGTGATTTATGTCGCTTTTAGACATGTTTGCCAATCCCAGATTGTCAAACCAGCGATAATCCTGAGGCGTGGTGACAACCGGACAGACAAGACATCCCCTTAGGGGTGTGTCCTGTCCGTCCGGTTACGTCAGTGTGTTTATGCTTGTAATTCCACAGCTCGCAAACACTCGATCTGCATGACGCTGATGGCATCATGCATCACTCGCATTTTCTCCCTGTGGAATTACAAACCAGCCCATGTGACAAAGGGCATCGAGTGGTGTAAGGTTGCTGGATCAGGGACCCTAACGGAGATTTATCATGGGAGCTGGAGCAGGACAGACGGGAGGCGGCATGCAGCAGATGCCTCAACAGACGGCGATGCAGCAGGCTATGCCTGTGGGTGCGCCAGCGCAGAGCAACAAGGGTGGTCTTGGTGCCCTTGCGGCGCAGCGTCAGCAGGGTGGTCAGGCAGACCCTCGGTTGATGGCAATGATGCAGGCATTCCAGAATCAGGGTGGTGGCAATCGTCCTCAGCCAGCCATGCCCATGGGCCAGCGGGTTGATCAGTTTGGTCGCCCCTCGGCGGCTGGTCAGTTTGCGTTTGACCCCGGACAGCAGCAGCGCATAGCTCAAGCGGGCCTCACCCCCGATCAGCTTGCACAGATGACGCCTGATCAGATGGCAAAGTTCCAAGGCGCTATTACTCAGGCGGATATCGACCCTAGGACTGGATATCCGGTAGGCGCTCAGGTTCAGCTTGGCAGCCCAATGCGCGGAATGCCGACCCAACAGACCCAGCAGGCCATGATGGATCAGATTCGTCAGGCAAACCCAATGGTCGGTCAGCCGCAAATGCCAGTGCCGCAGATGCCCGGTATGGCTGCTCCGGGATATATGCAAACTCAGCGTGAGCTTCAGACTCCGACCGTTCCGGGGGATGTCCTTGTTCAGCGTCCTCTTCCGGTTGGTGCTGGCGGCAAGGGCGCTGGTATGCCCCCTCCGGGCATGATCGATCAGCTGCGTCCGGGCGTTCCGGTGCAGCGTCCGATGCCTCTGCCTCCGGGCCTGAGTCGCCCGATGCCAATGCCACTCCCCCCCGGCCTTAATCGGCCTATGCCTATGCCGCTGCCTCCGGGCGTCAATCGGCCCATGCCCGTGCCAATGCCACCTCCGGGGTACACGCTCCCTCCGGGCATGGGTCTGCCTCCGGGCCTCAATCGTCCGATGCCTATGCCTATGCCTCCGAAGGGTGCGGTCAATCGTCCGCGCCCTGTCGGCAAGCCTGTGAACCCGCGCTTCAATCAGATCATGCCATTCCTGCGCTGATCCCTTAGTGTCTATACTGTACGGATACCCCTTGTATGGGGTATCCTTCTATAGACTCTTTTACGTTTAAGAGTCTTCTATCGGATGTATGAGTCTACCGGATGTATATATAATATATATATACTACACTAAGACTCTATGAACTACTGTGTACACTGTGTACACTGTGTACATACGACGGCACCCACAGCTACGGGGAGGTAGCTTTGAGTTTGATTGTTCTGACGTGGCAGTCGGTCTGCTCCTCCTCACGTCAGTGCAAGGGCAGGGTTCGTCAGGGCTGTTCTCCCCAGCGCCAAGGCTGAGCCCTGCCCACCTATCGAGGCACCATGGGAAAATACGACCACATCCTTGCCAAAATCTCCCAGCTGCCACTGGCTGAGCAAGAGGAGCTTCTCCGTGACCTTGAGGAGCTAGAGCGCAAGAAGAAGATCGAAGAAGCGCAATTGAACTTTTTGCCCTTCGTCGAGCAGATGTGGCCAGCCTTCATCGCTGGCAGGCACCACAAGATCATGGCAGATGCCTTCGAGCGTATTGCCAATGGCACCCTCAAGCGTCTCATCATCAACATGCCGCCTCGACACACCAAGTCGGAGTTCGCGTCCTACCTCTTCCCGGCATGGTTCATGGGGAAGTTTCCACACAAGAAGGTGATCCAAACCGCCCATACCGCGGAGCTTGCAGTGGGCTTTGGCCGTAAGGTCAAGAACCTCATCGATGGCACCGACTATCAGGCAGTCTTTCCTGCCACAAAGCTGGCAGCAGACTCCAAGGCATCGGGTCGATGGGCAACCTCCAAGATGGGCGAGTACTTCGCTATCGGTGTCGGTGGTGCCGTCACGGGTAAGGGCGCTGACGTCCTCGTGATCGACGACCCTCACTCCGAACAGGAGGCAACCATGGCTGCCTTCAACCCGGAAATCTATGACAAGGTCTACGAGTGGTACACATCCGGTCCTCGTCAGCGTCTGCAGCCCGGTGGTGCCATCATCATCGTTATGACGCGGTGGGCAAAGCGAGACCTCACTGGGCAGATCATCAAGCGATCCACTGAGCGTCAGGGTGTCGATGACTGGGAGGTCATTGAGTTCCCCGCCATCATGCCGTCGGGTCAGCCGCTGTGGCCGGAGTTCTGGGCTCTTAACGAGCTTGAGGCCATCAAGGCCGAAATCCACGTCGGCAAATGGAACGCCCAGTACATGCAGAATCCCACCTCCGAGGAGGGGGCACTCATCAAGCGTGAGTGGTGGCAGGAGTGGACAAAGGACGATCCTCCGCCGTGTGAGGCGATCATCCAGTCATGGGACACCGCGTTCCTCAAGACGCAGCGCTCAGACTACTCGGCATGCACCACATGGGGCATCTTCTACCGAACCGACTCCACCGGGGCACAGATACCGAATGTGATCCTCCTTGATGCCTACAAGGAGAAGCTCGAGTTCCCAGAGCTCAAGCAGAAGGCCAGAGAGAAGTACTACGAGTACGAGCCTGACCAGCTTGTGGTGGAAAAGAAGGCATCCGGTGCCCCCCTGATCTTCGAGCTGAGGCAGATGGGTCTGCCAGTGACAGAGTTCGTACCGAGCCGTGGCAACGACAAGATCGCCCGCGTCAACGCGGTCTCTGACCTTTTCTCGTCGGGCTCTGTGTGGTACCCCCCAACAAGGTGGGCTGAAGAGGTCATCGAGGAATGCGCTTCATTCCCGTCAGGCGACCACGACGACTTCGTCGATAGCACCACTCAGGCACTCATACGCTTCAGGCAGGGCGGTTGGATCAGGGTAGACACGGATGACTGGGATGACGACGACGGGCATCGGGAGCCTGTGGAGTACTACTGACAAACCGAAGCACTCGAAGGAAATACTCGAGCAGCATTCCAAGCTTCAGGCAAGATACGACTCAGCAATGGGCAAGTCTGGCGGTGTCCGTGGTAGAGCCGGAAGAACACTTATCGAAGAAGAAGAGGTCGCAAGGTCAAATTTGCGCGCTTTTGAACGCGCTCATGGCTTGACACCCAACACCTAAGTCGTATGGTCTCAGTACGAGGGAGCGCGCACGGAACCATCGGTTTTGTATTGGTCGAGGATCGGACTGCGCTACGGCTTATCATCCATCATGGCGCTCCCTCACAACTCTTCCTTCTCTCGGTGCTTTTCTGCTATAGTGCCGCAAACCTTGCAGGGGAAACACCATGGCAGTCGATAAGCCTCTCGTCCCGTTTGAGATCGAAATCGAGCCCGAAGAGCCGATGGAAGACATCGAGGATGCTGAGGGGTTTGAGGAGTCAACCTCAACAGTCACACCAACAGAGGATGGCGGTGTGATCATTGAGTTTGAGTCGATCTCCGTGGAGCCTGAGTACGAGGAGGTTCCTCACGGCGACAACCTTGCAGAGCTCATTGATGAGTCTGATCTGGAGTCCATGGGCAGCGAGCTTGTCGGAGACTTCATGTCCGACCTCCGCACCCGAGATGACTGGGCCATGGCCTACGTCAAGGGTCTGGACCTCCTCGGCATGAAGGTCGAGGACCGCACCCAGCCTTGGGAAGGTGCCTCTGGCGTGTTCCACCCGATGCTGACCGAGGCCGCGATCCACTTCCAAGCGCAGACCATGGGTGAGATTTACCCGGCGTCTGGCCCAGCCCGTACCAAAATTCTCGGCAAGATGACCACCGAGAAGTTCCAGCAGGCCACTCGCGTCGAGAATGAGCTGAACTACCTCATCACCGAGCGCATGCAGGACTACCGCGAGGAGACGGAGCAGATGCTGTTCCGCCTGTCCCTTGCTGGCAGCGCCTTCAAGAAGGTTCACTACGACCCCGTCCGCAGGGTTCCGAAGTCCACGTTCGTCCCGGCAGAAGACTTCGTCGTCCAGTATGGCATCTCAAACCTGTCCGACTGCGAGCGGTACACGCACGTCATGCGGAAGACCAAGACCGAGATCATGAAGCTGCAGGCGAGCGGCTTCTACCGCGACGTGGAGCTCCCTGACCCGTCCCTTGAGAAGAGCGACATCCAAGAGAAGTACGACACTCTTCAGGGCGTCGAGGATACCAGCAACGGTGATGACCGATACATGCTCCTCGAGATGCATGTAGAAATGGTCATGCCAGAAGGGTTCAACGATGACGATGACATCGCACGTCCCTACGTCGTCACCATCGACAAGTCTTCCCGCACCATCCTGTCGATCCGCAAGAACTGGTACGAGGATGACGGTGACAAGCAGAAGCGCATGCACTTCGTGCCGTACTGCTACCTGCCCGGTATG